TTTCTGATTATGTAGTAAGTAAAATAGAAAGAGAGGATAAAGAATGAAACTAACATATAGAAGACTGATAATAATTTTAGCAATAGCATCTTTAGTAACGCTATATTTTTTAATTAAGGAGTTAACATGAATCAACATAAGAAAATAATTAGACATCTATCTCACAAAGGCACGATCACTAATGATGAAGCTAGAGATAGGTACAGGATACGTAGCCTAACTAAGGTTATCAGCAACTTGCGTAAATCTGGATACAGGATATCTGGGCAATGGCGAGTAGATAAGATTGATAAAACTAACTATAAAATTTATCATGTGTATGATAGAGATGATTTTGCACCCATTGAAGGAGGGATAGAAGAATGAGAAATGTATTACTTATAGCAGGGGTAACTGTAGTTATGATTATTGTCTTATACGCTGAAATGACTAGGGCAGATACTAAGATAGAAGGTACAGTTGTAGATCATTATGATCAGATCACTGAGTTTACTAATAAAATGTACATCAAGTGTGATGACCGACAGATTCCTATATACAGAGTGCCTAATTATAACCCTACAGGGCAACAGATACTAGGTGGAGTAATACTAGGTGGCATAATAGGTAAAGCTCTTACTGGCGATGATAAGGGAGCCCTGGGAGGGGCTGTTGCAGGGGGTTTAGCTTCTTCAGCTAAGAGAGAGCCCTACATTGTAGGATACAGGACTGAAAGATACTGTGAGGAAGTTCCTAAACCTATTAGAAGATCAGTGCAAAAGTACAGCCATTCAACAATTAGTTTTACGATAGATGGCGTGTCATACAATTCGGAGTTTATTAAACATGGATTATAATTGGGCAGTCAGTAATATTTTTTCATTAATAATTATGTTATTAATTATTTACTTAATGATATTTTGTGTATGTACATCAGCCGCATCATATACAATAAGTAAAGGTGCAGGTAAAAGGAGGAAAACAAAAAATGCTAAAAGAAAATAATACATTAAATAATTACATAGAATTATATCGAAAAACAAATACGTTTAAAACTAAAAAAGGTAATACACAAAAAGATTATATCTATCAACAAGATCACTCCCGAAAGACTGTTGTGTGTGGTAAGCCTTTAGGGGAACACAAGATACATAAGATAGGTAGCAAACAGCTTAATGATGCCTACGAAAAATGGCTTATCACAGGTACTCGTACTGCTAACTCACGCAAGAATTCTCTTAACCTAGTATTTCAATATTGTATGCAACAAGAGGTAATAGATTCTAACCCAATGCGATTGGTTTCGAGTAAACTTAACACAGGTAGAGATACTATGTGGACAAAAGAGCAATGCCACTTATTCTTAGATACAGCCTACTCTGAGTACAAGTGGCGAAGCATGGGTGTTCTAGCACAGATTTGTTCAGAGCTTGCTCAACGAGTAGGGGATGTAAGAAAACTACGTTTTGATCAAGTTAATTTTGATAAGTGTAGGATTGATATAGAGCAAAGTAAAACTGGAGCTAAAGTATACCTTCACGTTGAAGATAATTTGCTTTCAGTTCTTAAACAACAAAAAGATACCTTTGGTTTTCAACCTTATGTATGCCCTCGTCCATTACCTATATTTGCTAGGGGTCAAGACTATACACATTATCGTAAAGGTGAGGTCAGTAAGTTTGCTAATCAGATAAAGGAAACAGCAAAATTACCTAAACATTTACAGATACGGGATTTTCGTAGGACTTGGGTTACCCGTGCGATCAAAGCAGGAGCAGATGCCGTATCAATCATGCAAGTCACAGGACATAAACACATTTCATCTTTAAATGCATATACAGTCAATACTCCCGAAGGTGCTAAAACTGTTTTAGATAAGGTTAATTCTTACGATGGCGAGTAGGGTATACAGATTACTTGATACCTTAGACTTAGAGGAAGGATACGAGAAAAGATTCCCTTGCCCTGATTGCAATTCTGGAGACCCTGACCTAGGCATAAAGGTTTTTGATGGGCAAGCTATCTGGAATTGCTTTCGGTGCGAGACCAAGGGTTCAAAGTATTTAGGTATGAAAGCCCATGAGGTTAAGAAAAAGCTAGGAAAAATAAATGATACTAAGTGGCAAGAAGATACCTGCCATAAGTTAAACTTAATGGAAGTTCCCCCTTATGTTGTATACAAAGATGACAGCGACCTCCTTAACGGATTTAAAGCATACTGGGGATTAGAACACGTTCAATTACAATATGACGTTAGAGATAAGAGGGCAGTGTTTCCTATCTATGACGAGGACAATAGATTAATTGATGCTGTAGGAAGGTCTTTGGATGGTTCTTTACCTAAATGGTATAAGTATACTGGGGCTGCTACCCTATACAAGACTTGCCAGGGTACTTCTAATGGTGTTGCTGTTGTAGTCGAAGATGTTATTAGTGCACATACTATATGTAGTGTGTGTCCTAATGTCACAGGAGTAGCCTTGCTAGGCACAGTAATGAATGAAGAGCATATGGAGTATTTACAAGATTATTCTAAGGTAATAATTGCTTTAGATAGAGATGCTTCAAAGAAAACCTTGACATATAAACGAGATGTAGCGTCTTGGACTGGAGTAGACACAATTGCTATGCTCTTGCAGGATGATATAAAGTACAAGGAAGAGGATGATAAGACTTTATTAATGGCATTGTGTAAATAATAAAATGAACAGGATACTATCTGTTACAGTTACAGGAAAACCTCCAGACAAGTTTGATGCGTGTGTAGGTTTAGTACAGATAGGTAGATGGGGCGCAGTTAAAGAGTGTTGGAACACAGGTAAGTCTAAGCCACTAAGATGGTACTACTACCCTATTCCTATGCGTTTCTTTAGTTGGGATAGAAATGGAGCTTTTTTGGGCAGGAGAAAAAGACAATATGACGGAATACAATTTAATTAAAACTTTAATATCGGACAAGGAATTTTATAATTCGCATCAAGGAATACTATGTCCCGAAAAACTATTCACTAAAAACGTCAGAAGAGTCAAACATACTTTAGATGAAGCTGTACAAACATATGATACCTGTTCTTTAGCTGATGTAGAAGCACTGTTTTATAGTTCAAACAAAACTATGACTACAGCTAACAAGAAACTTTTCTATGACATATTTAGAAAAATAGAAAGTAGTTCAGTATTAAACAAAGAAGTAGCTGAAGATGTTATGTCTAAAATGTTTAGGCATTGTGTCGGGGAAGAGGTAGCTAACTGTGGTTTTAACTTAGTAAATGGCACAGTAGATAGTCTTGAGCCCTTACGAAAAATTATGGAAGACTATCAAGATGATTTTAAACCTAACTTAAAAGTGGAATTTGAGGACATGAGTATAAGTACTTTACTAAAATCTAATGAAACACAGACACAATGGAAATTTAACATACCTACCCTGAGACGCAATGTAGAGGGCTGTAGTGGGGGTCACTTCGTTATTGTCGGTGCGAGGCCAAACACAGGAAAGACTAGCTTCCACGCCTCTGTAGTGGCTTCTCCTAACGGCTTTGCATCACAGGGTGCGAAGTGTATGGTTTTATGTAACGAAGAAGCTGCCCATCGGGTGGGTGCAAGATACCTGTCGGCTGCTACAACCATGTCTTTAGATGAGATAAAAGAGAACAGTGCTAAGGCATCAATGCGCTATGATAAGATAAATAAAAACATACAGATTAAAGATTCTACAGGCAAAGATTTGTCTTGGGTTGAGGCTGTAGTTAAATCTCATAGACCTGACATATTAGTGCTAGATATGGGAGATAAATTTGCACCCAGGACATCAGATAAGTCAGATGTTTACTTGAGAGATGCAGCAATCCATGCCAGGAACATATCTAAGGAGTATGATTGTGTTGTGTTTTGGCTATCGCAATTGAGTGCTGAGGCTGAAGGACGCAAGAAACCTGATCAATCTATGCTTGAGGGTTCAAAGACTGGTAAGGCGGCTGAGGCTGATCTAATTATATTAATAGGAAAAGATCCTGTGATGGAAGGTAATGAAATGAATGATACAATACGACATTTAAATATAGCTAAGAATAAATTAACGGGTTGGCAGGGAGTTATTACTTGTAATCTTCAGGGCGATATAGCGCAGTATACAGCATGAGATTTTTTAAGAACGAAGATGAAGTTTACTGCTTTGTTTGTAAGGGGAGAGGACTT